GATGTCTTGATTACTATCAATGGTGCAGCAACGAGTGCATTCACTATTGATAACTCAACTAAGATCATCACATTTAGCAGTGCTCCTGCTATTGGTAGTACCATTCGTGTTTATCGTAATACTGATAGAGAAAATCTTGCTGCTACCTTTGTATCTGGCTCAGCTATCCGTGCAGTTGATCTAAATGATAACTTTAATCAAACACTTTATGTTGTCCAAGAATTAGATCAGTATGCTGTCCAAACAGATGGTTCCAACACAATGGTTGGTAACCTCGACATGGGTGGCTATAAGATTGTCAATCTTCAAAGTAACCCAACTGCTGATACTGATGCAGCTAATAAACTTTATGTTGATACTAAGGTAGGTGCATCTGGTCCTCCTGGATACACTAACTGGTCTTATACTGCCCTAGGTGGTGAGACTGTACTAGGTACGTTTGGACCTGTACTTGAATATCAATCAGGTAAAGAGCAAGTATATCTTAACGGTGCCTTACAACAGCGTAATGTAGACTATACTCCAGATCCTGCTGGCGCTAAAATAACATTTTTAGTAGCACTGACTGCTGGTGATAATATAATGGTTCGGTGTGTCAATTATCTGGCTGCCAACCCTAGCGCTTCTTATGATTTTACACGCTGGAGATATACTGCTGTTGGTGGTGAAACTTCAGTTGGTGGTCTTATCCCTGGTGATGATTTAAGTTTTCTTGAATATACTTTAAATCGAGAGCAATTTTTCCTTAACGGCGCACTACTTCAACGTGGTGTAGATTATTCTGCTACAAACGGTACATCAATTTCAATTCTTGGACCTGCATTGACACTTGGTGATGTAGTTGAAATCCACTCAAATAACTCTATCTAATTACTATGACAAAAACTAGAGATTTAGCCGACCTGGGTGGAGGTTTCATCCAGGCCGGTTCTGGTGCTGTGCAGCGCACCGTTGAATCAAAGCTGCAAGATACAGTGAGTGTTAAAGACTTCGGAGTTGTTGGTAACGGAGAAATAACTATAAATGTTCCTGCTGATTATGCCACTATCAATGCAGCCCTGGCTTCAATCTCAGGCAAGAGTCTTACTGCCGGAACAACCTATAAAATTAAGGTTGCAGATGGTACGTATAGTCTTACTTCGTCTATTTTAATTACACATCCCAACGGAGATCAAATTAAAATAATTGGAAACGAAACTACTCCGTCTAATTGCATTATTACCGTCTCCGGACTCCCTGTCTTTGATGCTCTTGTTGTAGCTAATGGAGGTAAACTCGGTTATCTTAACGGATTTCGTTTTAACTTAGCATCGAAAGCTACTTCGGCAAATAACTATACAGCTGTTCTTGCTGTCGCTGGAAGTTGGATTTCTTGCGGCCCTGATATTGAAGTTAATAACTGGTATTACGGTATTGCAGCGCGGGAAGGCTCTTTCATCTACTGCCCAGGAGTCAGTGTTGATAACGCTGGCGATGTAGGCATCTGGGCTTATAACGGCTCCACTATCTATTGTCGCAATGCAACCTCAAACAACGCCTCTGACGCAGCATCAAGCCTTGGGTTCGGAATCCAGGCCGAGTACGGATCGTCGATCGACTGTAGCGATGCAACGGCATCTGGATGCAAGATTGGAGGCATCGCATCTCTTAGCGGGTCTTCGGTCAAAGCTTATGGGGCAACCGCATCTAACAATGTGGGAAGTGGATTCTTTGCCCAAGATAATTCGGTAATTATTCGGCATAACTCCACGGCTTCAAACAACACACGATTTGGAGCTGAAAGGATCGATGGCGCTGTGATCGAGGGCTCCCCCGTCACGGCATCGGGTAATGGGCTCGGGGCGGCCAATGATGTCGCTTACCTAAACGACGATGGAACTCTCGGGGCTCGTATTTCTGCTGGCATCGGCCCCTTGAGAGTGGATGCTTCAGGCGCTCACCCGGTCTATTTCAATACAAGCGGCGGCTTGCAGTTTGAGGTTTCACACGCCGCATCTGCAACAAGTCACCTTGCTACCTATGGTAGTTCGATTGACCAGCCTGGGCTCAGGGCGTCAGGTTCTGCAACCGACATCAGTCTCAACCTTCAGTCGCAGGGAGTTTCACCTATCTACTTGGGCTCCAATCGAACAAACTTCATAGCAGCCCAAGGAGGTAATACTGGGGTGCCCCCGGAAATTCGAGCGGAGGGCGGCGACGCCAACATCGATTTATTCCTCAATCCCAAGGGAACAGGCCAGGTCCGGTGGGGCGTTCATTCTGCTGGATCAGTCACCACCAACGGATACGTCGAGTGGAAGTTGGCTGACGGTGCAACTGTAAGAGTTGCCGCCCAAAGAATATGATTGTAATAGCGTATTGACAAAAACACGGAACTAAACCAATGATCACTATTCTCGGCATCAAAGTGTCCTATGAGGCACTTGCATTCTTCGCTCTTTTTATCGGTTCTGAAATCATCGGTGCTTCTAAGCTTCGTGAGAACAGCATCGTACAAGTCCTGCTGCGTGGTGTAGAGGCAATCAAGCCTCACCGCACTGAGGATGACAAGATTCAACGTGTTAAGGATACATTCAAATAGACTATGACTAAACGCTGCACAAAGTGCGGCGAAGATAAAGAGTTACACGAATTTCCAAATGAGCGCCGAAGCTCTGATGGTGTAGCGGCAAGGTGTAAGTCCTGCACAAGCCAATACCAAAAAGAGTGGGCAGAACGCAAAGGTGGAACCATGTATTACCGGACTGTTCGGTACGGCATGTCGCCTGAAGAATACGAAGAGCTACTTGAGGAGCAACTTAATTGTTGTGCCTGTTGTGGCTCTTCTGACCCTAAGCGTAAGGCTGGTTTTGTAATTGACCACGACCATCAGACTGGTCAGGTTAGAGGCTTGTTGTGTCACAGTTGTAATATCGGAATTGGTCAACTCGGTGATTCAATATTCGGTCTTACACAGGCTATAAATTATCTTCGCAAGCACTATGACAATACTTAAAGTAGCCCAATACTACCCCCAGACCGACAGTGCAACAGGTCACGGAGATCGGATGTGCTTTAGCTCTACGTGTGCTATGGCTATCAAGTATCTCCGTCCTGATGCGCTAAAGGGTAGTAATGCAGATGATGATTACTTGAGAACAGTTCTCAAATACGGTGATACAACGCAATCAACCAGTCAAATCAAAGCCTGTCAGCAGTACGGTGTTCTTGCTTCCTTTTACCAGAAAGGGACAAAGCAATCACTCCTCAATGAACTTAAAGCTGGTTATCCAGTAGCTGTTGGTATCCTCCACAAGGGACACGTATCCAATCCTGTTGGTGGTGGTCACTGGATGCTGTTGATTGGTGATGACGGAGAACACGGTATCTTCCACGATCCATACGGTGAGATGGATAACGTCAACGGTGGCTACGTCACTGTTGGTCGTGGTGGTAAGAGCGTTAAGTACTCCTGGCGTAACTGGCTAAAGCGTTGGGAAGTAGAAGGTCCAGGAACTGGATGGTTCATGACCTTCCGCTCTACCCAACAGACACGTCCAGTCACTACCTACGACAACACCTGGCAAGGAGTGAAAGCTGCTGCAAAGGATGCTGGAGCTAAGTACCCAGAGGTTGTCGCTGCTCAATGGGCATTAGAGAGTGGGTATGGTAAACACACCTCTGGTAAGAACAACTTCTTTGGATTGAAGGGATCAGGTACTGAGCGTGAAACCAAAGAGTTCATCAACGGTAAATGGATCACCATCCGTGCAGGGTTCATTGACTTCCCAGATCTCCAAACCTGTGTCTCCTATCTTGTAGAACGCTGGTATCTAGACTACAAACAATACAAAGGCGTCAACCGAGCAGTATCTCGGGAAGACTGCGCACGTCTTCTTCAAAAAGAAGGTTATGCAACTGATCCATCTTACCCCGAGAAACTTATTCGATTGATGAACGAAAATGGCTAGTACCACTTACAACATTGTACCTGGTAGATATGAAAAGCAACTACCAGTAGCAACTAAGGTTCACTTCAAAAGCTCTGCTAACAGCACTAACCCAACACTAGTAAAGGCTGCTCCTGGAACTGTCTTTAACATCATTATTCATAACACCCATAGCGGTGGTGGTAGTGGAGCTGCTATTACACTTAGGTTCTACAACAAAACTACAGCACCAACTGTAGGTACAGATGTACCGATGATTATTATTCACGTACCTTCTAGTGCATCTAAAGAACTTAACTTTACCAGTGGTATTACTTTTACCGATGGTATTGCTTACTCTATTACTGCCGGTGATGCTTTACTCGATGCAACTGTTGTCGATGCAGACGGTGTTCAAGTTTATATGGGGTACATGTAATGCTTGAAGCAGGTGTTGCAGCAGGGTTAGCACTAATTACTGGCTTTGCTGCCCTTACTAATCGTCTTCATCGGCGTATTGATGAGTCGCATGTACGAATTGAAGCAGTAGATCGTCGTATTGACCGTGCTGAACTAGATATGGCACGTAATTACGTCTATAAGAGCGACTTTGAGAACGCTTTTCAAAAGATGGAGGATCACATGATCCGCATCGAAACAAAATTAGACCAACTCACTTTGAGAAATGGCCAATAGTAAAGCCACTGAGGACATGTTTAACGAGTTACACAACCTCGTTACTACTGAATTCCTCAAGCGAATCAAGAGTGGTGAAGCAACTGCTCAAGAACTAAAGGCGGCTTGTGACTGGTTAGCTAAAAATGACATCAGCGGGGTTGCCTATGACGGTAACCCTCTTGATAAACTGGCTAACGTCCTCCCTAAAGTAGACCCTGAACTCGTACAGAAGAGGCTTTATGGCAAGTCGTACCTCTAAATACTACAAA